TAACTACTGTTTCGAAACCTGTGTATGAGTCAGAAGCACCAACCTTTTGACCTTCCGCAGTCTTTTGTGGATTAGAGTCTCTAACTGTAGATACAAACTTTTCGTTAATTTCTGTTGTGTCAGTAGAATCAACGATGAAAGCGTAGGCTTGTCTGTCATTGTTCAATTCAACACTGTTGTCAATTAGCTCCTTTGTTTCCTTTGTGTATCCATTAATGAATCCAAGGAAATTTGGACGTGATAGTTGTGTCATAACTATTTAAATTATAAGATTATAAAGATAGTGGTTTATTAACCTTTACTAGTACTTCTTCCGCTGAACCAACAGTTCCTGCGTCTTCTGAAGCTAGTACAACTAGTACATCTGTTGTAGATGCTGCGATGTCGATCAATTGGTTTCCTGAACCATCAATAGCGATGTCTACTTCTGTGTTTCTGTTAGTTTTTGCAAATGGCGCATCTGCAGTACCAACTAAAACAGCGTTGAAGTCAGCAGATACTTGTACTTGATTGTCTGCCAATAGTCCTGTACTTGTTTCAGGTGTAGCGATAACTAGTGCAATGCTTGTTGAAGCTGCAGTAGCTTTTACTGCTAGACCAGTAGCTGCATCAATAGTACAGAATTGTCCTTGTTCTAAAACAACTGCTGGGTCTTTTTCGAGTACAGCAGTTCTTGTGTCTCTGTCTCTTCTAAGGATTTTGAAATTCATAATAGTTTTTCAATTTCAATATAAAAATAGGATAGTGCTCCTACCCCACCTTTGTTTTTTTTTACTCGTTATATACTATACTAGTCAGAGTCTCTTCTTCCTTCTTTCAAGGTAAGCTTCGTCCTTTTTGCTGCCTAGGTTAGTAACATCTTTTCATGTCATTCACGATGTAGAACTTGCCAATCAAAGGATTTTCATAGCCTCTTGCATATCAGTGCCTTTAGCATCCGCAACCGCTTTGATCGCTTCGTAATCAACACCTGGGTGAGTTTCTTTGAACCATTCTTTTTGCTTCATTTCTCTATAGAAACCTTCTAGTTCTTGCCTATCAATAGCTTGTTTTGCTGACTTCTCTATAGCCTTAGCTTTTTTCAACTTAAGCTTTTGGTTTTGCTTGCGCAACCTTTCGTTCTCGGCCTTTATTTCTTCAACATTACCAGCCTCCTCCTCGCTTTCAACATTTGTTTCTTCAATATCAATATCTTGATTTTCTATTTCATTGTTTTCTAAGTTATTCATTGTATCATAACACATGATAAATTGGTCTTATTGACGTTGCCTTGTTAATATAGTAGTATTATTTGTCTTGATTTCAAGCTTTCTTTATGGGCTTGTTGTCCAACACGTCCTTACTGTCGTCAATTATTGCCTTAACTTGGTTGGCAAGCTCGTCTACCTGACTCTTACTAAGTCAACTGTTTCAAGCGTTCGTTATTTTGCTTTTTATGTTCATTAAAAGCGTTTTTTTAAGTAGTCTTAGGTCAGATATTCTGTGCCTTTGTACAGAGTTCCAAGTATATTTGACCTCGTCACACTCGGAATTAATATTAGTAACAATATTTACTACCGCCTTCTTAATGATTTTATTGATTTCATCTACTACCGTTTTTAATGCTACTATATTCAAATCCATAGTGTTTAGTTAATTGGTAAATCTTTTTGTCTTTGTGCTATATCCGATGACAAAGCTTGTGAGGCCATTGAGTTAGCAACTCCTTGCATTTGACCTTGTTGTTCAGGTGCTTGTTTATTCATTAATCATTTTTCTATGATTAACGCATTTAGTCTGGTCAACACTGTTTGTTTTGAGTCATTGTCTACTGCTGCATTTATATATACCCATAATGTATCCAAGTCTATCCCTGGTATGATTAGATTTTCTGGTACCTTATCCATGTTTATTATATCTTGCATAGCTTCGGCGTGTCTTTCGTCCGGACTCATAGGGTGTATAGCCATTATGAAGTCAGAATCTAATCATTGTAGCTCCATCAATTCTCTTTGGTATAGTGTCTTACTTATATCACTAGTCTTGGGGTCTTGCATTATCAATGGTAGTTGTGCTTGCATTGTTGCAACTTTCTTGTTTCTATTCTCAGCCTCCTTTCTCTTTGACTTCACAGTAACGTTTGGAGTATTGAAACCGCTAAGCTCTCTTTTAGATAAATTCACTATATCACCACCGTCTACTCATAGAGTCACTGCCTTATCGCCTATTTGCGACATGTTCTCCTTCAAAGATCTGTAGTAAATATTAGTCCAAAAGTTCTTCTCTCCAAATGTTAGTGTTTCAGCATCTACCGAAAACAAAGCATTACTCTTTTGCATTTGAATCTCAGCTTCTCCTAGAGTTCAAGCGTCAGGAGTAAGACCTCTTACAATACCAGTCAAAGCAGTAGTGTTTTCTGCGTAGTACTCTAGTTGTTGTATGTATTGTTGTGATCTTGAAGTGTCGTTATTCTCTAGTGCTGGAGCAGTAACTGGTCAACTACCTAGTTCATTAACAGCTACAAACAAAGGTCAACCACTAGGCCTCTCAAGGAGGTTTGCTGGGTTTTCTACTCTGTCAATATCGTACAGTATAACATCATGACCAGCATCTCTTAGTTGTTTACTGTGCATAGCATTTACTATTCTTGTGATAGCATTTTGAACAGGATAGATTTTTTCTCTGTAACTAACACCCCAAGCGTCGTATTGATCAATAAAGGCATTAGAAATAGATATTTTAAATGGCACTAGTGTACCGTCTTTTTTCTCCTCCTTTGTTTCTGGCATCATTCTCTCCCATTTTATTATTTTTGTTTGATCGTTTGCTACTACACAAAAGTATCTGTGCCCATTTACAGTAAGAAAACAATTATAAACATATACTGTGTCATCAGAAACCTCATCAGTTGTTTGTTTTCTATACCTTTTAGCGTCCTGTATTTCAGCGCTTCTTGAGTAAATACCCGTCCTTACTTCATCGAGACAAAAATAATCGCCAGTTAGTAGGTTTGTGTAATTAAGGTCAGCCTTTGACGTTTGAAAGTGGAATAAGTGATAATCGAAATCAACGTCTGAAACTGAACCATTTGGGTCGTAGTACCAACTCAAAGGCGAAGGAGTTATAAACGTAGGGCACTTATTAACTTTATCAAATCCGTTATACACACGTAAACCTACACCGTAGTCAAATACATCAGACAACATTTTTTTGTCTTTGATGTTTTTCTTCATGTTCTCTATGTCAAAGTCTGATATCTTGTTGAGCTTTCTGGCCACTTCTCTGTCAAAATAATCCCTTTCCTTGAACACCGGAGAAAGTCATTCACTTTGAAACATAGCAATGAATGATTTTTTGTAAGACCACAACATGTCATACTCTAGCCTATCGTCAGAATGTAGCTGCTTTACTGCCTCATCAATAGCTTTGTGGTAAGTCCTTTTTTCGGATTGTGCTTGTTCACTATTGTCATATCATATTTGTATAGCCGAACATATATTGTCGTGTAAATCTCTGTTTTTTTGGATATCCTTTGCCGTGATCACCTTATTTAGACCCCAATTTTCTATAAACATATTGTTTTGTTGTGATAAAAGGTCTACCCCCTCATATCGACTTTATCTTACCGTTTTGCTTGTAGTATTCAAGTTTTCCTATCTCTTCTCTTTCAGAACACCTCCATACACAAATACCTTGCAGCATCTATTGCATGATCTGGCGACGGAGCTGGGTGTTGTGTCCACTCTCATTTTTTGTCCTTCTCTCGCACATATCACCTCAGTTCTCTCCTTAGGTTTTGGCTTCTTCAAGTTACATATATTATCGGAAACTGTTGCATAAGTTGTATACCGTACTTGATGCTGTCTTTTCATTTTTTTACTCACTTTATATTTAGTCATAAGCGATATAACTCCTCAATACTTTTGGGCTCTGAACTATCACCGACATACTTATCCCTTCTATCTAGTCACCTTGATTGAACTTTTGCATATATGTCTGGGTTTAGTAATCAGTAATCATAGAAAACCTCGTCCAATATAAGACAGTTGTTCCAAGTGTGCACACCAATCAAAGCACTAGGGTCATTAGTAAATCAGAAATCAAGTCAGTATCAGAAGAACTTAGCACCATCTGGAACCTCCTCTATATCTCTTACATCGGGAAACACTATACCCTCTAGTTTACCATATTCTCACAGGCCGTATACTTGCCAGTATCTTGGGTTTGTTTTTTCCAGCCTTTCAATTTCCTTAACCTGTTCTTGAGGAAGAAATGGATTGTCCTTGTATGTTGACACTATTACTTCTACGTCATCTTCGTCAAACTTTCTTTTTTGCTCTAGTTCAGTATTTATCCAAACATACTCATTATCGGGATTAAAGTCTATAAACACCTTGTAGCTGGTTCTAATTAGCAGCTGAAAGAACTCTTGATCATAAGATAACTCATTGGCTTCATTACAGTACAAGATATCTCTTTTACCTCCTCTAAGCTTTTGCTCGTCATCAGCGCCTATAAACTCTACCATCCTATCTTGATAGATATATGTTTTGTCGGTTTTGTTTCTATGTTCTTGCGATAAAAGAAATTCACAGCCAGCGTTGACTATGATCTCTTCCCAATCTCTTAGTACTGTTCACTTAAGTACACTCTTTTGCTTTCTTACTACTGTGACTACTCATGAATCAAATACTCTTGATTCGTCAATCTTCCCCGTTAGTAGCCAAACTAGTATTAGTTGTAGCATAGAGTAGGTCTTTCATGATCTAGTACCACCTCTGTTAATTGTTATCTTCTTGTTACTTTGTCGGTTCTTTTGGAACACTGTCGTGCTTTTTATCTTCATTAGTTACTATTTCAACAGATATAGCTTTATTCAATGGTTCACCATCCTTGCCGTAAACTTCTTGTTCACTCTTATCCTTCCATCAGAAGTTTTTTAGAGCAAAGATAGCTCAGGTAGGATTAACCTGTAGTAGCGCCTCGTATTCTGACTCTATAAACAGCCTTGCTCTTTTTATTGTGTAAGAAAACCCGTCCTTCTTTTCATAGTCATAGAAAGACTGTCTACTTGCAAACCCTAGATAATAACAGAGGTGGCCTATAGTTAGAACAGGTACCTCTACTTCTTCAATCTTATCATTACCACCTACCTTAAGCTTTATGTGTTTCTTTATCTTCTTGGTAGGATTATCTAGGTATTCTTGTATTTTTTCTTGTAACTCCTCTGGAGTATTAAATACTGGTGGTCTCATTATGTTTAGTTATGTGCTAAACTATTTTGGTCTTTCTTCATCTCAGTAATCTGCTATTCAGGTTTCTAGTTGTTTACCTCAATAGCTTCCAATCAAAGCTCTGACACTGGTATAATATTATTCGTCTTTTTCTTCGTCAATGATAATACACTCTGTAGATAGGAATGTACTAGCTGCACTTACTGCGTTCTCTAGTGCTACTCTAGTTACCTTTACAGGGTCAATGACTCACATTTCAATTAGGTCTCAGTACTCTCCTGTCTTTGCGTTGAATCCTTTACCTGTTCTTCTTACCTCTTGCACTATATGATCTCCTTTATAGCCTGCGTTGTCAGCTATTTGTTTCAGTGGTGCTTCTATGGCTTTTCTAAGAATAGTTGCGCCTAGGTTTTCTTCATGGTCTTTTAGTGGTGTCACTGTTGCGAGAGCTAGAGCTACTCAACCACCTTGAACTACACCTTCTTCTAGTGCTGACTTAGTGGCGTTTATAGCGTCTTCTATCTTGTATATTTTATTCTTAGTGTCTACGTCGGTTGGTGCACCTACCTTGATAACAGCAATACCTCCTGACATAGCTGCCAATCTGTTTTTTAATAATACCTTACCTCGTTCTGTTTCTACCGTCTTAATGTTTTCTTTGATTTGTAGTACTCTTTTTTCGATGTCTTCCTTTTTACCCTTACCGCCTACTATTGTAGTGAAAAACTTAGATGCTGTCACTTTGTCCGCTTTACCTATGTCTGACAAAGATACTGTTTGAAAGCTTACGCCTGTTTTGTCACTTATTACTGAACCACCCGTTAGTGCTGCTATATCTTCTAGCATCTTATCTCTATTTTCTCCATGTTGTGGGGCTTTTACTGCTAGTATGTTTATTTGTGACTTTTTTGTGTTAAGAACGAAGTCAGCCAATACGTGTTGTTCTACATCCTCAGCGATAAACAATATGTTGTTACTACCAGACGCGTGTAACGAGTTTATTATATTCCCTACCTGCTGACTAGATTTTATTGTTTGATCTGTTATTACAATAGAAACGTTTTCTAGTACACAAGTTTGATCTTTAGCGTTGTTTATAAAATGTTGTGTTAGGTAACCTCTACTAAATTGCATACCCGCCACTATTTCTTTATTTATTCCTGGTGTGTGGCTTTCCGAAACGGTTATTACTCATTCAGGCCCTACTTGATCAATTATGTCAGAAATTAATTTACCTGTTTCAGGATCTTGCGAAGATATTGTTGCAACCTCTTCTACCTTGTCATTTACGGGCGTTGATTGTTTTTTTAGTTGTTTTATTACTTCCTTTGTTGCTTTATCTAATCATTTAGCAATAGAGAACGGATTTACTCACGAACCAACAAGGCTCATACCCTCCTTTGCTATAGCTCTTGTGAGTATTGTTGTTGTCGTCGTCCCATCTCAAGCCAATCTGTTTGCTTCGTTTGCCGCCTCCTTCACTAGCTCTACTCAAAGACTTTCTGCAGCATTACTTCACTTTACAGCGTTTGCTACAGTTACACCATCATTAGTTGATACAATTAATTGATTATTAAATAACACATTTCTACCCTTAGGTCACATTGTACAACCAACCGCGTCTGCAACTTTATTTATTCCTTTTAATACTTCTTTACGAGCCTCATTGCCATGCAGTAGTTTATTAGTCATTGTTTTTTTCGTAAGCAATTAAATCTTCTATCTTAAGCAGTGTGTTATCTTTGAATAATTCGGGTTGTTTTGATGTCACATCTATACCACCCAACTTATGAAAATATACTACATCACCAATAGATAAACCGAGATCGTTATCGCAAACATTTATTACAACTCAACTAGTTTGTGTGTTAGTGTAAACAAATCAACCTTTGTGTTCAGGTTCTGCAGTCTCAGTCTTTACAAGAACGTATCAATTTAATAACTTCAACATTGTACTCCTACATAAAATGTAAATATACTGTACTATAACAATTTAAAAAAACTAATCAACAAATAAATTAGTTTCTCTAATATCATATACCCATATTTCTATCCTGGGATTTTCTTTATCATAATCCAATTCAACAAGAGCTTTTCTGATTTGGTTATCGTTCACCAATACAGTTCATTCCAGGGAGTCCATTGAGAGTTTGTGGTAGTTATCCCAGTCCCTCTTTCTCCTGTCTCAGAAATATATTTTGATCATGGTGAAGACCTGTTTTTCTAGTGGTTTTCAAACATACTGCTGATTGATTTGGCGTATGTAATTAGCCTTCAAGTCCTTTGCCTCCCTCTTCATGTACCTTATCTTACCTCTTTGACCATAACAGTGCTGTGTGCTCATCGGCTTTCATCTTAATACTAGATGTAACATTCTTTTTGTTTTTATAGTCTAAACACATCTTTATACACTCTATTTGTTCTCTGTTTTCTACTGTACCGTTTGTACATGAGTTGCTACATTGGTTTAT